CACGCCCAGCGTGGTCAGGCCGAAGCGCACCACGGCCAGCGGGCCGAGCACCGCCGCCAGAGCGACCGTCAGGGTGCCACCAGCGGCCATCAGGCCGGCCAGGACGGTGAGGCCGGTGACCAGCACGGTGGCGGTCGTGCTGTGCTCGCGCATGAACTCCGTGACGGTCTGCGTGGCCTTGGCCGTCGCGGCGAGCGCCGCGTTGTAGAGCGGCGATACCTTTTCCCCAAGCTCAAGCTGCAGGTCACGCAGCTGGGCGAGCGCCTCGATTTCGCGGCCCTGGGTCATGTTCTTGCCCAGATCCACGGACTGATCGATGTCGGCGGCACCTTTGTTCAGTCGCTCATTCTTGTGGATCTGCTGCGCCTGCATGACCATCGTCGTAAACAGGTTGGCGCCCGTGCGGTTCGTGATGATCGACGAGATCACGTCATTGATCGCGCCCGGGTCGGTCACGCCCTTGGCGGCCAGCTTGGGCAGCAGCACCTGTTCGACCCACTCCAGGGGCGAGGCCTTGAACAACTCGCCGCCGGCCAGCGCGCCGGGCGCGACGCGCTTCACCGTGCCGATCTTGGTGTATTCCACCATGCGCGGGTCGACCAGGCCGTATTTCATCAGCTCGTTGACGGCGCGCACGGTGGTCTTGCCCTGGTACAGGTTGCTATAGGCGGACATCAGGCCGTTGCCGACCTGGCCACCGCCCATTTCCTGAATCAGGGGCTCCATCTGGTAGTAGAAGGCGTCGTCGCGCAGCTGCTTGGCCGCGACGCCGCCGCGCCCGATGAACTCGCGCCATTGGTCGCCGCCGACACGCCCGCCGGTCGCGGCGAGCACCTTTTGCACCATATTCGCCTCGTGCTCGAACTTGGCCTGGCTGGAGGTGCCTCCGCGCAGCTCGATGACCTTCAGCATGTTCATGAAGGCTTCTTCGTTCGCGTGGGCTTCCTCGCCGCCGTACAGCGCCTCGTTGGCGAATTTCATCTTCGCAAGCGTGGGCATGACCATCTGGGCGTGATGCTCGTCCGCGAAGATGCTGAGCGCATCGCGCATCAGCAGCACATTGTCGGTGGTTGACGTGCCATATTGCTTCATGGCGCGCGCGTACTTCGCTGCGTCTTCTGTCGCCTGGTCGCCCAAGCCGAGGGCTTTGATACGGTTGGCCTCGCCCTCGAACTTCTTCGATTGATCGATGGTGCCATCCAGGCCGTGCAGGACGTGCATACCGGTGGCTCGGGCGGCGTAGCCAGCGATCGCCATATTCGCGGCCGCGCCCTGGGTGGACTGCATGTGCTCGCGGGCGGCGGCTAATGCCTTCTGGCGGGCGCTCACGGCTTCCAGCTGGGCGGACTGTTTCCCGAGCGCGGCCGTGGTTGACGTGATGCCGCTTCGCAGCTCGCGCTCGTGCTGGGTCAGGTTGCTGGCAGAAATGCCGGCAGACGAAAGGCGATCGCGCAGTCCCTGCAACTGCTGAGACTGCTGGGCGATCTTGTCTTTCATCTTGCCGGCGCTGGCGACGGTTTTGTCGAACTCGCGCTGCATATCCCGCGTGGGCTTGCCGCTCGCCTTCATCTGCGCGGCCAGCGCGGAAATGCGCTCCTGCGTCGCCTGGAGCTCGCTACGGCTGGTTGACAACCCTTTGGACAGGTCGCGGAACTTGCCTACTTGGCGCTGGGTGTCTTCCAGCCCTTTCAGCTTGTTCCGCAGCTCCAGCATTGCTTTGGCGGTGTCGGTGCCCTGGCCCGCGATCTTCTTCAACGGTGCCGAGAGCTTGTCGCGTAGCGCCGTGATGACGCGCAGTTGTAGTGTCTTATCCATCGTCACGCTTCCGGGACCGCTCGGACGCGAGCACGCTCGCGCCATTCCATCAATTCGACCAAGGAAAAGCCGTCCATGTCCGCCGGGCCCCAATGGAACACGACGGCCAGGTCGGCCATGGCGTCATCTACGCAGGCAGGTATTTCGCCCGATCTGCCTTCGTCAGCAAAAAACTGGAGATCACGCCTCCAAACTGCGCCAGGTCGGCAGGGTCGAGCGTTGCGGCTTCGACCGAAGAGATCGACGGCTGCGTCACGCGCGGCAGGACGGTTTGAATGGCGATCACGTCCATGTTCAGCAATGCCATGAGCGTCACGCCGCGCAGGGCACCGGAGTTGGGCCGGGATACTTCGACGGTCGTGATCTCCGTCTCGCCGCGTTTCAGCGGCGTGTCGAGCGTGATGGTTTCGTTGGTATTCATGAGTTTCCGGTTCCGTTAAATGCCGATGGCGCGGCGCAGGATTTCCATACGATCGACGCCTGCGTACATCTCGATCATGTTCAGCAGATCGATCTCGACCAGCACTTCGCCGTTGATCGATTCCTTGTAGTAGACGCACTCGGTGGTGACGTCCCACTCGGTGTCCTCGCCGACTTTGGCCTCGCCGCGGTCAAGCACGCTGTGACGCCCACGGACCACAATCTCGACGTTATCGATAGCGCCCGTATCGTCGCGCTGGAAACCCTGGGTGAAGCGCAGCAGCACGCCGCTGGCCGTGGTGGTTCCCATCTGCTGCACGACTTGCTTGGTGTAGCCGCCCATCTTCCATTTCACCTGCAGGGCGTTCTCGTCCAGACCGTGGTCGACCTTCACGGACCCGTTCATGCCGCCGGCCCGGTACGCTTCCATCTTGCGTTCCAGGTTGGGCAGCGTCATCGAGGTGGCCTGTCCCACGTAGGACGAACCCTCGTTGAAGATGTTCATTTGCTTGAGTTTGCTGGGCATTCCCATGACTCAGACTCCGAGATTGAATGAGGTAGCTGACGCCACGCATCGGTGGCGCCAGGCGGGTTAAGCGTTGACGCGGTTGGCGAAGTCCAACAGGTACTGATCCGTGATCCGCTGCTGGAACATCAGGTTTTCCAGCGGCGGGACCGGCGTGTAGTCGTAGTCGATGTACACCTTGCCGGACTTGAGCACGTCGACCGTGTTGGGGTCCGGGTCGTACCAGGCGCTGCCGCCCATGATGTAGCCGAGTGCCTTCAGTTCCGCGAACTTGCGGTTGATACCCTCGATGATGTCCTTGATCAGGCTCGGGTGCATCGGTTGGTCGACCGCCCAGAAATGCGCTTCGGCAATGGTGTCGGCGAGCACCTGGGCCGTGCGGGTGTAGTTCTCGAACGGGTAAAGACTGTCGGGGCCGGCGCACGTCCTGCTGCCCCAGAAGCGAAAGCCGGTCTTGTTCACCAGGACGGTCACGTCCTTTTCGTTGAGGTAGTCGGCATCGGTCGCGGTGCTCTGCAGGTCGAAGTACACGTCCTTGCTGATGCCGGTGACGTTGTTGACCACGACATTCGACAGGGTCTTGTGCCAGCCCACTTCTTCGTCGATCTTGGCGCGCAGGCCCATGGCGACCGCGACAGCGGCGAGCTCGTCGGTGGCCTTGGTGGTCGTGTTGAAGTTGGTGAAGTTCGGCCAGATGATCATGACCTCGCGCTGGCCGAAGGTCTCGCGATAAGCGGCGACCTCTTCCTTCGTGTTGCAGCCGGTGGCATAGGCGTACAGGAAACCGCGCAGCGACTGCGCCACAGCCGCAAAGGCTGCGGTCACGTCCTCGTCATCCAGGCCCGGGGCACCGAGGATCCGGGGCTTGACCAGCGGCCCGCTGGTTTCCGCCGCCAACAGTGCCTGCATGCCGAGGTACTGGCCCGTGGGCGATACGCCGCCGATGACGTTGGCTTTCGTTTCGGCCGGCGTGTCGCCTTCCTCCACGCGCACGACGACGCAGACCGGGTTGGTCTGGCTGCCGATGCCTTCCAGCGCACGGGCGAGCGTGCCGGCGGTGCCGGCTTTGCCCATGGCGGTCTTGATGTTGGTGACGAGCACCGGGCGATTCAGGGGGAACATGGTCGCATCGGCGTCGGGGCCGGTGGCGACCAGGCCGATAATGGCCGTAGCAACAGTTCGGATGGGACGCGTACCGCCATCGATCTCGATGACCCGTACACCGTGGTGATAATCGGTCGGCATTTGGTGGCCTCTGCATGTTGAGAAAAGGCACCGATCTGGCGCCATGTGATACATGCAGAAGTCTGCTCGCGTGCGCGCGGAAACACACGCGAGCCGATACGT